GTCTAGCTCATCCTCGCGGGACTCGCTGTAGGCCGACACAGCCATCGTAAAGCGGCTACGCATGGTGTTCAGATCGTCGGCGTTGCCGCCGGCGACTGATTTAGCCGCTTTGATGTCAGAGTTCATTTCTTTTTCGCAGACTGCACAAACGCCTTGGCTGTCGGCGCTCCCGGCGTACCGGGCTTGCGCATCTTCTCTTTGCTACCCGCCGCAATACGATCTTGCTTGGCGTTGATGTTTGCGTACAAACCGGGTTTATTGCGCATGGATGATCGCAAAGTTGATGACCACAGCCTCTAGCAGCGCGCCGGCAGTGATGTTGCGCAGCGTGATCGTTGCCGACCCTGTTAGCATACTAGACACCCAGCAGTTGTAGGCGCCTGCCGTAGCGTTGGCGCTGGCCACGTTGACGATGATTACGTCCTTGGCCGACAGCACGCTGTTGGTCAACGTAAAAGTCACGTTGGTGGTGCCAGCAAGCGATGCGGCATTCATTGTGATCTGCCCAGCGCTGGTGTTGACCGTCACGCCGGTGGACTTGCTGGTAGCCTGCGTCACCGCAGTTTGAGCAGCGGTCGAGTACCCAATTTCTTGGGTGGCGTAGCAAGTGGTGAACTCCGGGTCCGCGTAAGCGATGCCGGTAGATTGTGAATTTGACATCTAACTTCCCATCCAACTAGTTAGGACGCCTTGCGGCGCGTAGGTTTTACGAGGAGACCTGTCTACATACTCCCGATGCGCTACCGGGAACGCGAACGTCACCGCCAGCGCGTCAGCAGCATCAGGACTGGCAAGACCTCTTGAGCGCATTTCCTTCTTGCCTTCTAAGAAGATTGTACCGCTAGAGTTAGGCTTCTTGGTCGGCCCCACCAGGTCTGCCTTGAGTTGCCGATCCTCGGGTATGGATGCACTTCGCAGCCAGTCCTTCATCGTGCCCCACATCTCAGCCCGCTTGTTGCCCCACATCACCGAGTTCTTGGCCTTCCAGCCAAAGTTCACTCCGCGTACCTTATACCGTTGTTCGTTCAGTCTGTCAAGTATACCGTACCCCAGCCCACCTTCGTCAATCACCGTCAGCACCGGCTTGAACTCTTCGATGGCGTCGATCACCCGACCGACGATGGTCATAGTGTCCTCGCCCGAGTACCGCTTGATGCTCACGATGTCCCGGCCTTGGCGCACCAGTATGACCGTCGAGTCAGCGCCGCCCCGTGCCGGGTCGATCCCTATGACCACTGGCGCCGAACTGTCCTTGTACCGTGGCCGCTTCATCGCCTCATCTACCACCGTTGGGCTGATGAACTGATCCTCGCCTGCGCTGGGGAACTCACCGTACACCTCCACCTTGGCCTGGGATGAGTCCGCGCCATACTCCGCGATGATCTGGTCGTACACCGCCTTGTCCGTATCCTCGACCGTCCTAGCGTCTACGCTCCGGGCGTTCCAGAACGCCCGTTTGGCGTTGAAGCACTCAAAGAAGTACCCCTCGTTTCGACGCGGGTTGCTGAAGGCAAACCAGTACCTGTCGGGCGTGTTCTCTGTGAAGAACCCCGCCCCCACTTCCCAGATCGGGTTTGGTATGCCGCTGCTCTCATCGAAGATCAGCATCATCCCGTCCTGGTTGTGGACGCCCGCGTAGCTGTCAGGGTTCTCGGCTGACCACAGCTTGCCCTCTGCGGCCCAGTAGCGCGTGCCTTTCTTCAGGTCACGCTCGACCAGTTCAGTGATCCACTTCGCCGGCACCAGCTTGGTGGCGCTCACTTCCCACCAGTGCGAGTGCATCGCCATCGCCGCCCACTTGGTCAGTTCTGCCCAGGTCACCGACCGCAGTTGGTTCTCAGAGTTGGCGCTGACCACTACGCTCCCGCCGATGCGCGTGGTGAGCATCCACAGCACCAGCCAAGATACTAGGGCGCTCTTGCCAATACCCCGACCGGAGGAGACCGCTTCCCGTAGGGTGTCCATCTGAACCTTCCCCTTGTTCCGCTGAATGTGCGTCTTGATGTCGTTGAGCACCTCGCGTTGCCATTTGCGCGGGCCTTTGAATTGCGCCAGCGGGGTGTTCTTCTGCCCCCAAGGAAACACAAAACGTACAAACGCTTCGGGGTCATCCGCTAGCGCGGGTGACCACAACTCGACCATCAGGCGCTGCTCTTCAGCGGATGTGTAGATTGGGAGTTGCATCTTCGACGTAGGTTAGACGAGCACGGGCTTCTTCAAGCGCGGTGATGACGCTGATCTTCTGATAGACATCAACGCTGATCTCTTGCTTGGCAGTCCAACCGTGGACATGCTGAAGGATCGCCAGGCTGGCCTTGGCGTCGCCGTTCATCGACGCCTCGGACAGTTTGCCTGCATGCGCCATCTCAGCGTCGGCTTTGCCTTTTTGCGCCGCCATCTCGGCGATGGGGTCTAGCTGACACAGCCGCCTGTATTCAACTGGCAGCATGCCGGAGGCCAGAGCCAAACTGTCGCCTTTTAGGCCCAAGCGCGCTGCTTCGTAAATCTGTTGCAGTCGCGCCTCAGTCGCCCTGATCTCCCTAATTTCTAGCGGTAGGGATTTCATGCGCGGGAGTATACCTTGATTGTTGCTACGAAGGGTGTTACGGCATGGCGTAGGAAAAAATTTTGTTCGCGGACCCTTCGCCAGCGTGACCGGCCGGCGGCGGGCCCTACTCCCCCCTTGCCTAAGCAATCATTGACTAGACAACCATTGCCCAGGCAACCATTGACTAGACAACCATTGCCTAAGCAACCATTGCCTAGGCAAATATGCTGCACTGCAACATGGCGCCAGCGGCTGCGGCCAGTAGTCATGTAGTCATGGCGCGCGAAGCGCTGCGCGAAGCGCTGCGCGAAGCGCTGCGCGGCGGTAGTCATGCCGTAGCCATAGCAGATTGGACCCCGCGCGCACGCATGCCCGGTGATAGTCGCGGTAGTCATGGGTTTGAATTGCTGAAGTAGCCCAATAGTCGCGGTAGTCATGACTATCCGGGTCCGATGCGCCTCGCTATCGTCGCGCGGGGCGCGCGGTAGTCGGATAGCCACGGTAGTCATGACTATCCGGCAACCCCTATAACAATACGTGTAACACACTATGTAGCAAGACATCTACCGATATAGAACAACAGCATGACTATATGACTACACGCCCCGCACGCCTCATGACTACCGCGCTGACTACCGCATGACTACCGCCGCGACTACCGCGCTATCAGGGCGCTGACCCTGTTAACAGTAGGGGCATACGCTACACGCTGCAAAGCACGTTACACTACCAACATGTCGCAGCGATCCCGCAGCGACGCAACCCAGAGAGACACCATGACATTAGACGTAATTTGGTCCCTGATCCTGATCGGCGCAGCTGCGCTGACAATCGCCGGCCTGACCATAGACTGATCGTCAACCCGAGGCGCCTAGGCGCCTCACTAGTGGAGTAAACAACATGATCACGCTTGCAGTCATAGTCAACAATGAAACCCGCGTTTACCCGGTGACCGTCACCCTGACACGTGTCAACCGTGGCTCATGGGACGATTGGCAAGACGAACAAGGGCCATGGATGTCAGAAGATGACAGCGCAGCGTGTCAGCTGTTTGCAGGCGTCGACGCTGAACATGTCAACTACATCTACCACGACGGTTCGATGACAGCGTGTCAAGTCCTGAATACCGACAGTCTCAGCTACAGCAACGGCAATCGTTGGGAGCTGCGCATTGACGGCGCGCATGATCACGACGCCATCGTCGATTTTTTCAAGGGCGGTTTTGACGCCAGCGTGTCCGAATGAGCATACTCGGTTACATCGCATACGAAGGTCCGTCCGTCATTGACGGGCAACCCATTGTTGTCATCGTCAACAGGATTGACGCGGATTCTGAAAACGCGAAAACGGGCGGACTAGTCCAGACCTTTATTATCCGCGCCGATATCGCGCCGACCGAAGCGCTCAAGACAGGCGACGACGGAAGCGTGTGCGGCGATTGCAAGCATCGCCCTTTGCTCGCTGCAAGCAATGGCGAAGCGCCGTGCTACGTCAACGTCGGTCGGTCGGTGCGCAGCGTGTACGACGCATACAAACGCAAGCGTTATGTCAAAGCGCCATTGGAAACCATCGCGCTAGCTCTGGCCGGCAAAAACTTGAGAATCGGCACCTATGGTGATGGCGCTGCGGCGCCCGTGATTGTGTGGCATCGCTTGATCCGGTACTGCGCCGATTGGGTGGGCTACTCGCATCAATGGCGCAATATCGACGCGAGCGATTGGTCAGGCATGCTCATGGCCAGCGTCGACAACGATCAAGAATATGCGGATGCGAAGGCGCGCGGATGGCGCACCTTCCGCGTTGCGTTGAACGAAGACAAGGCGCCGACTGAAGCGCGCTGTCCGGCCAGCAAAGAGATGGGGCAGCGCACTACATGTAACGCATGTTTGTTGTGCAGCGGCACGTCGAAGCGCGCCAAAGATATCGTGATCATAGATCACGCGTTGGGACACAAGCGCCGCGTTGTGCGCATCGCTACTGCGTGATTTTCAGGGCTAGCGCTAGCGGCGCTAGCCCGGACAATCCGTCCGATTTAGGGGTCGACAATGAACCACAAAAGAATTGATAAAGCCGCTGCCGCGTTAGCCCATATGGGGTTTTCAGATGCCACTATTGCGTCATGGCGCAAGTGGGTGGCGGATGGCTGTGGTTACAGCCACGATAGCGGCAAGCGCGACTTGCGCAAGTGGGCGCACTACACCCGTCGGGTTTACAGCGTCAAGGGGTTTTGATGCGAGACGCGTTGTTCGCGTTCGCGCTGGGCGTCGCTGGCGCCGTTTTTCTCTTTTATGGGTTATCAGCATGAAAACCGAAGACATTAAACGAATGTACGACAATCATCCCATGCTGACGCTCAAAGAGCTGTCAGCTCTCACCGGCCTGACGGTCGCGGCCCTCAAACGGTTGTTGCTGTCGTGATCGCCCGCTATCCCGGCACGTGCGCACGCACTGGCCGCGCCATCCGGCCCGGTGACGTGATCACGTTCACTGCGGGCCGCAAGGCGGTGCTTGTGCAACAAATGCACAATGACCCGCAGGGCGTGTCGGACACGATTCAATTCGGTGATCGCACGTTTTATCGGAACCGCGCCGGTCGTTGTGAAGACGCTCCGTGCTGCGGATGCTGCACGATATGACATTAAATCAATTGTTCGACACAACGACCATTATCAACCCCGACGACGGGTTGACGGTGACGGTGTTCCCCGTCGCGCGCGGATGGATGACGCGCATGGTCGACGACGACAGCGGCAATATCGTCGGCCAGCGCCTATTTACCGATGAGGCGCCCGCGCTGGCCTACGCGCATAAAATTGCGGGGGTTGACCCGTGGTTGCGCCTTGGGGGGACAGCATGAAACAGAGAATTAGCGTTCTTGCGAGCGCCATTGTGGCGCACGTGTTGGCCGGCGGATGGCTCGGCGCTAGCTGGCCGCTGTACATCAGAGGCCCGCGCCTTAACAACGCGGGCGAATATGAGGCGGCCTACCGTCTCGCGTGCGACCGCTGCTGGCGCCGATGGGGTGAAGAGTTGGCGTTTATCAGTCGGCAGAATTTCGCGAGGGAAGCAGCATGATCCGATCGTTCTATCACGACGGCGCCCGGTATGGCGTCGTTGAACGTGCATGCGTGCTCAACGGGCGCCGGATGAACCAATGGCATCAATGGCGCCTCATGTCGGGCGCCTACGTCTTGATTCGGTCTATATGGCTGCCACCAAGCGCGCAGCGCGCTGATGTTATCGAGCGATTCTCTGAGCTATGTTGACGGCCCTCGTTGTCGGCCTGCTAGCCTTACTGCTAGCGGCCCTGCTAGATCTCTAACCCGCCGCTGGCGGGTTTTTTACTACCCGCAAACCGACCTCAAGCGGCGCCTCGACCATATCGCGCAATTGCGACTTCGTGTATTTCGCGGCCATGTCGGCGGACACGAACACTTGTTTTTTCGTTGTGTTGGTCTTCGACATGATCCTGCCGGCGTCCTGCCAGCCCGCCTCATTCAGCGCGTGCATCAACGCGCTGGGGTGAATCCGGTGCTGGCCTGGCTGCGTCAGCGCGTCGCAGATAGCGTGCCACGGGCCGGCGATCACGCCCATACTGAACACGCCTATGCGCGCCTCTATCTGTAGCTGCAGATATTCTTCGTGGGCCGACCGACCGCGTTCGACCATGATCGCTTTGGCTTCCGTCATTGGCGGCGATGCGCCTGGCAGAAACGCCGATACGTCACGCGACGCCAGATACCCGGCGACGATCGCATAACCGCCCGATTCATACCACTGCCACATCGCGGCGCCCTCGGCGTCAGTCATGCGGGGCGCGTCGGACCACACACAAAACCAGCGCCTATCGTTCGACGGGATAGAGATAGCGGCGCGCTCGTTCGAAAAGCACAAGACCCATATTCTGTTCAGAGCGTTGTACGGGTGAAGACCCTTGCGGTTGACGGGCAGGTATTCCGGCGGCGCTGCAATGATCGGCTTGAGGACGTTTTCCATCGCTCGACGGTCCCTTGCTTCCGCCTGGCGGAGCTCGTTGATCACCATCACTTCGGCTTCCAGCGCGTACCCCCACGACGACGACAATTCTTCGTTCTTGACGATCGACACATTCGACCGACCGATAGCCCACAAAAACGGCGCGTAGAGCGTGTCTTTGCCTGACCCCGGCAACCCACCATGCAACACCGCATGGTTGATTTTCTTATCAGCATGTTGCAGCTTATACGCCAGCACATCTAAGACATGCTCGCGCTCAAACTGTTCGGGTATAAGCCGCTCGACATGCTCAAGCCACCGCGACGCATTGCCCTGCGCCGTCGCTGGCCTAGCGTCGCGCCAACGGTTGCCAAAGACAGCGCCATCCATTGTGGCCAGCACCGACTCGCCGGCGGCATAGGTCACGCCTTGCAGCGTGCGGGCGCCCTTGGCCTGACGGTTCTCATCGTAGCAAACGCTGGCGGCTACTTTCGTCTTTCCTTCACCATGAATCGACTTGCACGGTATATGCGCGAACACCGCGTTGAACGACTTGCGCATGATCTCGCGGCGCTCCATCATGTCGAAGTACGCGTCATCGCTCATAATATAGGCGAAGCGCTCATACCATTCGGCCTTCTCAAGCCGGCCCATCTCTTTGCGGTTGACCTCGCGGATAATCTCGACCGTCTCATCGGGGAATGCAGTCGTCGGCGATATCTTGCCCAACGCGCCAGCCATCACAACAGCTAGCAGTTCGTCGCGCAGGCCATGCTGGTGGTCAGGGCCACCCTGCTCGGCCACCCATGTCAGGTAGCGCGCAGAGTTCCATTCGTCAACGCAGTGGCCGTGGAAGCACGTATAGGCCCGCGAGACGGGCCTGTAGCGGCCCATCGCGTTGCCATCGGTATGCTCGGCTGCATTCGGGCAAACGACGCCGCACCAGCCCTCGCCGTTGGCGTTCTCCAACAGGTCGCCACGCTCGGCAATCCACGCCAGCACGTCGTCATCGCCATCGTCGGCAAGGCCGACCGGGCGCATTGTGGCGGTATCGGCCACGCCTGGCGTGACGCCCAGCGCGGCGCAGATATCGGCCAATGAATACTCGCGGCCCTGTGTGAACTCAGTCAGCACCGAGGCAAACCCGTTCTTCTGGTTGATGCTGCCTGGCAGTCTGAAATTACGCACCGGGTTGCAAGCGCCTGGATCGGTGTAGCCAGCGGCAGCGATGGCCTTGATGGCGGCTGAAAACTCGCCGACCGTTGGCTGTTCGTTGAACGCATAACCATACTGATAGTTACCCGGCGACGTTTCCATGATCCACGTCGGCGGCAGCGGCGGCGTCTTGCTTTTGGTGCCGATATCGTCCAGCATCATCGCCAGACAATGCGTGCAGTTAGACGCAGATGCCGACACTCGACCGTCGACGAATCTAGACACGATAAAACTGCCGGTATTGCAGTACCACGACGCCTCGCCGCGCCATTTTTCCGGTAGATATGCCGGCCATGTGTTGTCTTTTTGTTTCACCACCAGCGCAGTTTCACCCTCGACCGCCAAAGATGCGATATAGTTCAGCACGTAGAAAACTCCTTTTAGGGCGCCTTGCAGGGCGCCCTTTTTTTAGGGCTTGCCGTAACGCGACATTACCTTGATGTCGACCGCTAGTGGCAAGCCAGACGCCCATGCGGGCGGGGTACACATCACCTGGCGCAGCGCAGCTACGTCAGGCGAAGCGGTCTCGATGACGATCTCATCGTGGACAG